GGCTGGCGCTTGAGCGCCGCATGCACGCGGCTCATGTGGGAGTCTTGGTATTCCATGTTTTGCTCGTAAAAAACCCGCACTGGGCGGGCTGTGTGTGGGGTTGAAGCGGGTCAATCTTTGTAGTCCAGATTGATTACCTTGAATGACCACGTTTGATCTACCGCGCGGACAACGACTCCTTCGCCGTGCCATCCGTTGGGGTACTGGATGGCAGCAAGTTTGCGCAGTTCGTCGGCGGTGTGTGGGCGTTGCTCAACAGGTATTTCGCGCGCAAGTGGCATTTCGGTTGCCGGGAATTGCTTGCGTGACAGCCTTGTCCACTGACCATTGAGTCGCACGAATGCCCCAAACAAGCGGCCTTGCAGGTTTGTCAGGCCCATTGGGTTGCCTTGCACGCCGGGGCCGACGACTTCAAATTGCACAGCAGTGCCAAACGGCATTCCTTCTAACTTGTACTTGCGCGCAGTTGTCCAGTAGACGTTGTGTGCCCCGGTCTTTGTAAGCTCTCGCAACTCCCAATTTCGAGAGGCGACATGTAAGCCGCTTTCATCAACCCATGCTGTGCAGCTTGAGCCATCGGCTTTTTCTGTCACGTAAAACGGCTGCGTCATCAGTTGCTCAAAGTCCACAGTCTGGAAGTTGGGCTCGTCGGTCTTGGGCAGGAATGACGGGAATGCACCGACGGCATCGCCGCCCATACCTGCTGGGATTGGCTTTTCGTACTTGGTGACGCCCAGGGCCTCGGTCAAGTCTGTGCCGGGTGGCATGTCGGGAGCGCCAGAGACAATCAGGCACTCGCTGGGCACGCCTTTGAACCGGGCCATGCGCACGCGCCATTTGTGCTTTTTCATAAATGCCCAGCGGTCGCTTGGTGGTAGGACGGCATCCTGAAGAAACACGGTTACTTTGTCGCCTACCTGGGTTTCTTTGCTGACAACGCCTGACCATTTTCCAGCGTCACCGCAAACAACTGTGGCTTGGATGATTAAGTCGGCACCGGGTATGTCGGCTGTTTCAATGATTCGCCCGACAACTGCTAGCTTTTGCATGTTTTTGTCCTCTACCGCTTTATTAGCGTGTGTTGTTTGCTATCATTTTAGAATGGGATGTCGTCGTCCATGTCATCAAATCCGCTTGACGCAGCGGGCGGCATAGCTGGTCGTGGTGCCGGTGCCTGACGTGGTGCGCTGGCGCGGTACCCTCCTTGCTGCTGGGCTGGTGCTTGGCGCTGCTGCTGTGGTGCTGCTCCGTCTTGCCTTGGTCCCAGCTCCACATCGTCCACTCGGGCGGCCAGCTTCACGCCTTGGCTACCATCGCTCTTGGTATAGGTTTCAATGTGCATGTCACTCAGGGTGAAGCAGTGCGCGGAACCCTTCAGCATGAACGGTGCCAATGTTTCCGCACGCTGGCCGAACATCGCAGCCTCAATCCATTGTGTGGGGCGGTTGCCGTCCTGACCCTTCTTGCCGTAGTTGACGGCCAGCGCCAGGTTCAGCACGGGTGTACCGTCTGTCAGGTAGCGCATTTCTGCTTCGCGGCCCAGCCTACAAATCCCAATTGCTTTCATTTCGTGTGTCTTTCGTGTGTGTTGAATGGGTGGCCTACTCGCTGCACTGACTTGGGTACCGGCGCACCGCGAAAAGGCAATTGCCCGCTGTCAGAATCCGCTTTCGGCCAAAACTATCAGGCTGCCAGCACTTTGCGAAGCTTTGATTCGTACAGGCGCACGGTCTTAGCGAACTCCAGCAGGTCTTTTTCCAGCGCCTCGATGTGTCCGGTGTAGTCAGCCTTGGTGATTCGCTTGATGGCGATGTGCTCCAAGTCAGGAACCCATGCCACAAGGTCCACCCATTCGCGGCCAAGCATCCACAGGTAGCCAAGGCACTGGTCCATGTACTCGCTCACGTCGTCGTCAGACAGCACAGTGAACAGGGTGTCGCTGGAAACTAGAGTTTTTATTTCGAGAACGCCATCCGTGGAAATGAGGCCATCGGGAGATAGCCCCCAAAGGCCAGACTCATCTGCAAAGAACCCGACTTCTTCCACCAGGTTGCCAGTCGCTGCTTCGTATGCGGCGCGGGCCACTGCCTCTTGCTCAGTCCCAACGCGCATGTGATAGCTCTGGAACTTGTCGGGCGACTTGCCCCCGCAGCGTTCGCGGGCCAGGTCCATGGCGTACTGCTGGCACTGCTTTGACGGGCTGCCGTTCTTCAGCTTGTCGCGGGCAACCTTGAACATGCTGCCGGTGATTAGGCCACGCCTGACGGCGAGCCATTCCTCGCTCCCCTGCTCGAATTGGTGGTGTATCACTGGACACCTCGCATTTCTGCCAATCGCTCGTCGAATTTCTGGTTGAGCATGTCCACCTGTTCGTTGTCGGTGATAGCGTTCACCCAGTCACCGGCCACGTACAGCGCATCCTCGGTGGTGGCCTGACACAGCATGGTCATGACCTCTTCAAACGTCTTGGTGGCGGGCTGCGGCTGGGCGGCAGGCTTGGCCGGTGCGTCCACGGTGCGGGCTTCGTCGGCCTGTAGTGACGCGGCCTTGAACCCGGCATGCTCTGCTGTTTTCACCAACTCGTTGCGCACACTGGCTGCCAGACCTTTCCAGAACGCTGCGTAGGCGTGAGAACCGCCTGCTGCTGCCGTCTCGGCTTGCGCGCGCAGTGCGTCTGTCCATGCTGCGCCATCAACGAGTTCGGGGCCATCCTGCACATGCATTGACTTGCCTTCCATTTCCTCGGCGGTGGGCTGGGCGGCAATCTCTGGGAATGCTTTGCGAAGTGCCTGGGCCTCTGCACACTTGGCGATCTGGCCGTATGGGCGCTTTTTCCACATCGCGTTCGGTGCGCTGCTGTCCTTGCCAGCCGTGGCGTAGTTCTCCAGCCAGAACTCGCGGGCCGTGAACTCCACAATTTCACCGGTTGGGAGGCGGCGCTTCACCATCACCCGGCACCAGCGCGGGTAGGTTATGTCCACCCCACCCACTTTTCCCACAACATCGTCCCCAAACTCTGGCTCAGACACACCAGCGCACTCACCGCTGCGCATGGCCTGGGTGCGGTACAGGTTTACACCAGGCATCACCACGTCTCGCATGCTCTTGGTGTTCTTGTCCCACATTGGAACGATGTGCACCGGCTTTTGCATGGGGTCAAGGCCAGCGGCCCGGCAGTAGCCCATCACCATCTTGATTGAGTTGGGGTTTGCGCCAGGGTACAGGCTGGACTGCAACACATCTATTAACTCTGGCTCTGTCATCGCTGACAGCGCGCGGGTTTCTGCTTTGACTAGGGCATTCATGATCAACCTTTCAAAGTTTCGATTTCCGCTGCACGCTCGGTGATCCAGCGCGCGGCGGTTTTGGTGTCGGTGCAGAAGAACTCGGCCACGGCCAGCACGATTGCACTGGCGACTGGTGCGCGTGGGGCTTCGACTATGGTGATGCCGGCGTCAACCGTGCCGACTTCGCCTTTGATGAGCGTTACTCCTTGTGGCACCTCGACGGGCTTAGAAAGCTGCTCGTACTGGTCTGGCTCTGGCGAGACGATGACAATCTCGGCTGGCTTGCTCTTGGCCTCAAGCTCTGCCCGCATGCGCTCCAGCTCCGCACGCTGCGCTGCCATTTCCTCTGCTGCTGCCCGAACCTTGGCTTCTGCTGCCTCGGCCTGGGCGCGGGCTTCGTCGGCAACGCGCTTGGCTTCGGCCTGGGCTGCTGCACGTTGTGCCGCCATCTCTTCGCGCTGCTTTGCGGCCTTGGCGTCAAGGTCCGCCTGAATCGCTGCACGCTCTTCTTCCATCAGCTTTCGCTCGTAAGCCAGCTTTTCCGCTTCAGCTTTTTGCCCCTCCTTGATGCGCTCCTGCTCTGCCTTGATGCGCGCGGCATCGGACTCTTGTTCGCGGATGTTCGCCAGCACACGATTCAAGTGCGCCTCGGTATCAGCCAACGCCATCACGGCTTCTGCCTCGAACTCTTCAAAGCCGGTCATTTCTGTGTCGCAAAGCTTGACCTGAAGCTCAGCCACTCGTGCACTGGTGCGGCAGTTGTTTGCCATCACCACATACGACTTGATCGCGGCAATGCGCTCAGTGATGGCCAACACACGGGCGCGCTCACGGGCTTCTGCCTCAGCTTTGATGCGGGCCTGTTCAGCGTCCCATGCATCGCGCGCTTCTTTCAGCCGGGCCTCTTCTGGCTCAACGATGGCCACCAGTCGCGCAGCCTCGGCAATCACGGCCTTGCTGAACTTGGTGGCGTCCTCGCGGGCATCTTTTGCGGCCTTCTCGACCGCCGTGCGTGCACGCATCACTTCGATGTACGCGCCGTGTGCCTGTTCGCGGCCTGCCTTGTCTTTCACTACCGTGATCGACTGGTGTTTGGTGGCCAAGGCCATCAGGTGCTGCTCGGTCTTGCTGCTCTCCAGCGCAATGGCTGCTCGCTCGATTGGTGCCAGCTCTGTTTTTGGTGCTGCCTGCACCTCTTCAATGTCCAGGATTTCCATGATTGCTCCATGTCAGGTTGAGGGTGGTCTTGAGTGACCAGTTGATGGGGTTTCCTGCCCGACGAAACAGCCGGTACAGGTTGATTGCTTCAATTAGCTTTCGCATAACGCTGCCCATTGCGGCCCACGCAAATCAGTCTGTTTTGGTGGTCGTATTCAGGCTGGGTCTGGGGTCCAAAACTGCGATGGCAAAACGTCACAGCAGCGGCCCATTCGCGGCGCTCGGATTCCATGTCTTGCTCGAAGTCGTCGTTCATCACAAACAACAAGGCGATGAGTGCCAACATGAACAGGGCAGCATTGGCGAGTGGGTGTCTGGTCATGCCGCCACCCCGCATGCGTATGGCGTGTCGTGGCACATTGATGCGACATTCGCTGCCATGGCGCGGCGTGTTTTGCGCGTGACCGGCTGGTCCAGCATGTGGCGCTCTGCTGCGTTCCACGCTTGATTCCAAGCTGTTGAGCTGTACTCAATCAGCTTGTTGAGGTTTTTGCCAGTGTCGGGGTCGAAAACATTAATGCTTTCAACGAAAAGATCATCTGATGTGTACTCAATGCGTACATCAAACCCTTCATTCAAGCTTGCGGTTATGGATGGCATGACTTTCTCCAGTCCAGAAAAAAGCCCGCTTGCTGCGGGTTGTTGGTTATTGGGTGGCGTCTTCAGTCAATCGTCCGTCTGCGTCCAGCACATACCAGATGTCAGGCCTGATATCTACTTCCACCATTGCTGCGACTACTCCGAGCAATGCGCCATCGTCAGAGCGATGTGCAAGCACGATGGCACCGCCAGCCCCGGCTTTCGCGCGAGCCTTGACACCCAGCGCAGCAGCGACGGCCCCTTCGCCTGTCGTTGCAGCGTTGGCCCCTTCGCCTGTCGTTGCAGCGTTGGCACGGTAGCCTGTTGTTGCAGCGTTGGCATGGTTGCCTGTCGTTGCAGCGTTGGCCCCTTTGCCTGTCGTTGCAGCGTTGGCACGGTAGCCTGTCGTTGCAGCGTTGGCATGGTTGCCTGTCGTTGCAGCGTTGGCATGGTAGCCTGTCGTTGCAGCGTTGGCATGGTTGCCTGTCGTTGCAGCGTTGGCATGGTTGCCTGTCGTTGCAGCGTTGGCCCCTTCGCCTGTCGTTGCAGCTTCTGCGCCATCGGCAACGGCTTCGGCAATAGACGCAGCGTCCGCACCACTGATGATTGCAATCTGCTTCACGCGCTCTGATGTACCCATGCCGTCTAGCGCCTTCCAGATCAGCCAATCAGCATCAATACTACGTTTGTCTTTGATAAGCGCTTTGTACACAGTTGCGAATTCGCCGCCGTCTGGGAATTTCTCCAAAAACCAGCGGTAGCCGTCTGCGCAGGCTGACCATTCTTTCAGGCAGTCTTTTGTGATGTATGTTTTGCTTTGAGCTGGCGCTTCGATCATGGTTGCCTCTATGCTGTTGGGAATAAAAAAGCCCCCAGCACGGCAAAGCACTGGGGGCAAAAGCTGCTGTCACACAGCCAGGGAGGTTTGGTTGATGGCTACTCGCTGCACTGACTTGGGTACCGGCGCACCGCAAAAAGGCAATTGCCCGCTATCAGCATCTGCTTTCACCATCACATCAGCGGGCCGGTCGCTACCCCGGCAATGTGTTTTGACTTCATCCGGCTTTCGCCTTTGTCTTGGCCACATACCTGCCAATTTCAAGTTGGATTTTTGAGGTCTTGCTGATCCCTCTTTGCGTGTCTCTTTCCCACGCCGCCGCTTCTGTGATGGCCCCCGCTACTTTCCCGGAGTGGTCATGATGGTGGTGAACATTTCACATTGACTGCTGGGTGGAGAGTCAATCGCCCCTGACTTTGGGTTGCACCCAGCACAGAGCCCGGTTGTCAGCGCTTGCGGCCCTTTCGGGCGACACCATCACAGAAACACAGGCGATCAGCGAGTGGGATTTAGACACCTTCCAGCTCGGCACCCACACACTCGGCGCTACCCGATCTTGTCTTTTCCGCCACGTCTAGCTTTTCCGTGGACCGCATTGGCTGGCTATTGCTGGCCTATGTTTCTGTGATGCCACTCTTGCGAATGGCGGTTTTTGATTAGCCGGAGCCGTCACCAGAACCGGAACCGGAACCATCACCGGAACCATAACCGTAACCGAAACCAGAACCATAACCGGAGCCGTCACCAGAACCGTCACCGGAACCGTAACCATAACCATAACCGGAACCATCACCGGAACCATAACCGTAACCGAAACCAGAACCATAACCGGAGCCGTCACCAGAACCATCACCGGAACCATAACCGTAACCGTAACCATAACCATAACCGGAGCCGTCACCAGAACCGTCACCGGAACCGAAACCAGAACCGTCGCCGGAGCCGTCGCCGGAGCCGTAGCCGCTTGTTACATCTTCCATACTGGAACAGCAGCGATTGACGCGATTGCTGCCTCGCTGGCCGGGATGATTTCGATGGCTTCTGTCAGCACAACATCGGGCACTGCTGCCGGAAACTTGCATTTTTTTGGCGCTGATGTGCCCTCAGTTGCAAGCTGCGAAAGGCTTGCTGCGCCATCCCAGTACCACATGCGACGTGCATTTTTTAGATGCACCTCTTTGCCGTCTTTGCTGACGACTTCGCCCAAGAAAACACCCGCTGAATACGTCCGCACCATGCAGACTTTGCCGATCAAGTCCATAAGACCTCCTGTTGAAAACCGAAACACCCGTCAGATGCTTTGGTTTTGCCCCTCGTTTGAAGGGCCGTAGGTCGATTACCGCGCGATCAACCTGTTCGGAGCCGCTAAGCCCCTCGCGTCCATTTCTGGAATAAGCACCTGTAACTGTCTATGCCACCCACGCGAATGACTCAGTGCAGGGAGGTGCTGTTTTCGCCACTTCTGACCATTTCTGGCATCACCTGGGCGGTAAGGGAGGTGGGCTTCTCGCGCTGCCTTGGGTATCCCGCTTGTTGTTAAAGACCCGTCTGTCTGGTGTCGATCCACCGCCGCTGCGTTGTTTGCCGCGTTGGATGTAGTGTAACAGTATTTAACGCGCATAGCGCAAAAAAAACAAAAATACTTTTACACCTGGCGGAAAAGTTTCTCCGGGCTACTCCCATTTTGCGCTAACGCCCGTTACAATGTGCTGCATGGACAAACAAGACGCTATCAAATTATTGGGCGGCACGCCTGCGAAAGCGGCGACCGCAATGGGCTATCAAACAGTGCATGCTATATACATGTGGCCTGACACCCTGCCTCTTGGCATGGTTGACCGCGTTCACGGCGCACTGCTACGAATCAAGACTGAGCGGCGATTAGCAAGGGCGGCTGCTAGGATGGGTGGCCAAAATAAACCGCAACTGTCTGGCGACGGCAAATGAAATTCACACAACACGAACTGAGCGCCACATTCCCAGCAATGGGCGCTGACGACTTTCAAGCGCTGAAAGACAGCATTGAAAACATCGGGGTTCAGAACCCCATCACCTTGTTCGATGGCATGGTGATTGATGGATGGCACCGGTACACCGCCGCAATGGAGCTGGGCATGGATTGCCCAACGGTTGAGCTGGGTGATGTAGACCCACGCGATTTTGTGCTGGCCCAGAACAAAGCACGCCGTCACATTACGCAGGCCCAGTTGGCATCGGCAACAACATCGGTTTATGCGTGGCTCCCAATCGTTGGCGTGAATCAGCACACGAAATCTGCCCCGGCACTCAGTGCCGCCCCACAAAAGACAACTGCTGAAATGGCAGCGATTGCTGGCGTTTCAGAGCGATCAATTCGCCAAGCAAAGGCCGTGCAAACCAATGCAGCGCCTGAAGTAATCGCCGCCGTTAAGTCTGGCGAGATTGGCCTGCCAAAGGCCGCAGCCATTGCAAAGTTGCCAAAGGAAGAGCAGGCGGCAGCCATTGCGAAGCCGATACCGAGGCCAGCGCCAGGGCCGCAAGAGCCAGAATACACCGACCTTGATGCGGCACGCGATCAGATCAGCGACCTTCAGCATGAGGTGGAGCGCCTGAGTGACCGGCTGGCCGTGGAGGCCATCGATGCCAGCGAGGAAGAAAAAACAGCGGCAAGCGAAACAATCGCAGCCCTGCGCACAGAGGTGAAAACCTTGACCTCACACCTAGAGGCTGTGACGATTTCCCGCGATACGCTGCAAGAAGAAAACGCCCAGCTCAAGCGCCAGTGCCAGATGTACCGCAACAAGCTGGACAAGCTGGGAAAACCCTGATTTTCGAGAGCTACGCCACCGGCTCAGACGTGTGGCAGTTGTAAGGATCAAAAATGAGCTTAGAGCTACGTCCGTATCAAGCGGATTCTGTGGAGTCCCTGCGCGAAGGATTCCGCCAAAAACACACCCGCCAGGTGCTGGCAGCCCCAACAGGGGCCGGTAAAAGCCGAATTATGGAGCACATGATTCGCGGGGCAATGGACAAGGGATCGCGCATCATTTTCATTTGTGAGCGCCGCATTCTTGTTGAGCAATTCAGCGCCCACCTTGACCGCGCAGGTATTGACCATGGAATTTTGATGGCCGGTCACTGGCGATTCAGGCCGCACTGCCTTGTGCAAATTGCCAGCGCTCAGACATTGGAGCGCATGGAATCATGGCCAGCGGTCGACGTGGTTTTTATCGACGAGCTACACGCATGCATGCGGCGTTCGGTAATCAACATGCTCAAAACCCGGCCAAACCTGCGCGTTATTGGGGCAACTGCCACCCCGTTCAACCCAGCCATTGGCGCGCACTTCACGAACGTGGTTTCAGTGACCACCATGCGCCAGCTCGTGGCCGATAATTTCCTCGTTCCGTTCCGTGTTTTTGTCGCCAAGGAAATCGACACCACCGGCCTAAAAGTCGTCGCAGGCGAATGGAAAAAAGACGATTTGGAAAAGCGCGGGCAGCAGATTGTGGGCGACGTGGTTGCCGACTACGTTCGCATTTCCAACGATGTTTTCGGGGGCTACCGCAAGACTATTTGCTTTTCGTGCGGCATTGCCCACGGCGCAGAGCTGGCGCAAAAATTTAACGAAGTGGGCGTGAACGCTGTTCAGATCAGCAGCGAGGACGATGAAGAATACCGGGAGGAAGTGCTCAAAGAGTTTGCAAATCCTGACAGCACGATCAAGATGCTTATCAGCGTTGCGATTCTGAGCCGTGGCTTTGACCAGTCTGACGTGGATCACGTCATCCTTGCCAGACCGTTGAAAAAGAGTTTTTCTGAGCATGTGCAGATGGTCGGGCGTGGTGCGCGAATTCATCCCGGGAAGCAAATGTGTGTTGTCCAGGACAATTCTGGCAACTGGTTGCGATTCGCGGATGACTGGGAAACGCTCTACAACGATGGCGTGACGGACCTGCAAGGCGGGCAGGACAAGAAGCCGAAGAAAGAGCCGACCAAGGAACAGAAGGAATCCGCGAAGTGCCCAAAATGCAGCGTTGTATGGGCTGGTGGTGACACCTGCCTGAACTGTGGACACCAGCGCACCAAGCGGAATGATGTAGTCGCTGTGCCAGGTCAGATGCAGGAAATCACCGCGTCGGAGCGGGCAAAAAAAGAGAAGCACACGCCAGAGTACAAAGCCGACTTCTACGCTCAGCTTCTGGGCTACGCTCAGGAGCGCGGCCACAATCCGGGCAGTGCGTACCACCGGTATCGGGAAAAATTCGGCGTAGGCCCATCTATGGCGAAGCCTGAGCCGGTTTACTGTGGCCCCGAGGTCCGTAGCTGGATCACGTCCCAAAACATCAGGAAATCAAAATCAATGTCCAGAGGCGCAAGATGACGGCAAGGATTGAATCAGCGCTTTCGTTTATCCCGGCGGATGACCGTGAAACGTGGATCGCAATGGGAATGGCTGTCAAGTCGGAGCTTGGGGACGCTGGCTTTGATGTTTGGGACGAATGGAGCCGCGCCGCTGGCAACTACAACCCCAGGTCATCACGCGCATCGTGGCGCAGCTTCCGGCCTGTTGGGGGCATAACGGCTGGGACGCTATTTCATGAGGCCAGGGCGCATGGGTGGCGTGATACGTCAGACAGTGAGAGGCCAAGCGCGGAGCTACTACAGGCACGCAGGAGGGCCGCAGAGGCCAGGGCTACAGTAGAGGGTCAAGCCCGCGAAAAAGAGCGCCAGCAGGCCGCAAGCAAAGCCGCATGGATACTTGGGCAGTGCAAGCCGGAAAAGCACGCATACCTGCAATCAAAGGGGTGGCCGGATGCGCTTGGTCAGGTGTGGTGGCCGGATGCTGAAAATAACCTGCTCTGCATACCAATGCGTGTCGGGAAGCATCTTGTCGGGGTCCAAATGATCGACCGAAACGGCTCGAAAAAGTACCTGCAAGGCCAAAGGACAAGCGGAGCGGAGTACGTCATAAGCAACCCGGGTAGGGGCGCGCGGCATTTTTACGCCGAGGGTTACGCTACCGGCCTGAGCCTGCGTGACTGCCTACAATCCCTCAATCTGCGGTACATCATCCACATCACTTTCAGCGCTGGAAACCTTGCCCGGGTGGCTGAGCTGTACGGGGATGGGGTGGTGGTGGCGGACAATGACGAAAGCGGGACGGGTGAGCGCGCGGCGCAAAAGACGGGCCTGCCATACTTCCTCCCACCGCCTGGCGACCTAAATGACATGCACAAGGCACAGGGCAGGTTCAGGGCTTCGCAGGAGCTGCGGTGCTGGCTAGCGGGGATGAAAAAATAGTCGCGGCTTGGGTGGAAGATGGTGTATAATTCATGCACTGTCGTCGCTGACAGAACGGAAAAGCCGGTTACTCATGCACTTGGCCCTTCACAGAGGGGCAGCGACCCAAGTGCAGCAGTAACCGGCTTTTTGTTTTTCTGCGACACGATGTAAACGCCCAAAGCCAGAGCGGGGTAAATCAGGTAATCCGAGCACCTGAAGTTGAATGTCAGCAAAGCAGCCAATGCCAGCGGCTCGATACGCGGGGGCATTGGTCAAGAAGTCCCCTACCCGGTGTGTGCAAAGGGGGAACGTGGGTGGATTACCTAGAGCGTGCGCAGGGTCGCGGTATGGCGGCTGTAAGTCTGGGTTAGTTGTGGGGCGTACCGGCCACTACGACGCGTATGAAGCGGGGCTAACTGCCGTAGCAGAAGCGCTATCCACGCCCCCATGGCTATGGCTGTGGGTAGGGGTGGTATGCGCAATCCACAGGACTTCAACCATAGCAGTAACGGATACAGGGATGACAACAGTAGGTGATTGGACAGAGAAAGAGATTCAGAGATTCATCAGGCGAGAAGCGGTTTTCGCAAAAGAAGGTTTCAAGTTTTCAGAACGGTTGGCAGAACAGATGTTGAACAGAGATCGTGACCCACAGGACAACAGGCGCGTGTGCTTCGAGTGCAAGCACCTGCGTGGCCGTTCTTGTGCGGCCCAGTCGATTCCACCCCTGCGGTTCATCCTGCAACGGTGCGATGGGTTTGTGTTGCGAGGTGCGGCATGATCATCACGCTGCCTTGGCCACCAAAAGAATTGAGCCCCAACGCTCGCATGCACTGGGCACGACTGGCCAAAGCCAAGAAGGCCTACCGGGCAGCGTGCGCTTGGCAGGCGAAAGCTCAGGGCGCGAAGCCGGTCTCGGCTGACCGGCTGCACCTGACACTGACGTTTTACGCGCCCACACGCAGGGCATTTGATCTGGACAACGCTCTGGCCCGGTGCAAGGCCGGATTAGATGGGCTCTGTGATGTGCTGGGTGTGGACGACAGCAAGTGGTCACTGACGATCCGCAAGGCCGACACCGTTGGCGGGTTTGTGAAAGTTGAGATCGCATGAACAACCGCCTGACAGCAAAAGAGCGTGCGCATCTTGCGAACGTTAAGGCGCTGGCTTGCTCAGTCTGCGACCAGCCCGGACCAAGCGAAGCGCACCATCTCAAGCAGCACAGCCAGTACCTGTGCATTGCCCTGTGCGAGAGCTGCCACCGTGGCCCGCTGATGGGAATCCATGGGCAGCGCAGGGCGTGGCTGGTGAGAAAGATGGATGAACAGGATGCCTTGGCTGTGACGGTCGAGAGGCTGATCACCGGGTAACCCTATGCCGGGAGGGACGACCCGGCGAAACCGAAAGACGACGACATGCAATTGCACATTGGAACCAAGCAAGTGACCGCTACGCCCATGACCCGGCAGGCCTACAACGAATACCGTGGATGGACTTTGCCCGCTGATGAAAACGGCGCGGACGATGGCTATCTGGTCGAGTATCTGGATGGCGGCACACCAAACCACCCGAAGCACGCCGGGTACATCAGTTGGAGCCCCAAGGCTCAGTTTGATGCGGCATACCGGCCCACCACCGGCATGAGCTTTGGCCTGGCCATCGAGGCGCTGAAGGCTGGCAAGCGCGTTGCGCGGGCTGGCTGGAATGGCAAGGGCTTGTGCCTTGAGTTTCTGACCCAGCCTTACGTCTTCATGAGCTACCCATCAACACCAGCCAGCGAAACAGCACCTGCAAATTACATCAATGCGCGCGTGCCTTGGCTCGCCAGCCAGACCGACATGCTAGCTGATGACTGGTCGATTGTTGAGTAACGCCAATGGCTGAGCGCATGACCATCCAGCTATACCAGGCTGTCCAGGCGCACGCTGCGCTTGCAAAGGCTTGGAGCGAGTGCATCAAACCCATGATCGTTGCCGGACACAGGCTGGAGCTTGAGGTCAAGCCGCAGAAGCGCAGCCTGAAAGAAAACGCAATGCTGCACGCGATGCTGACCTACATCAGCAAGCACCTGGAGTGGGCCGGGAAGAAGCGCGACGTTGAGACGTGGAAGCGCCTGATGGTCGCCTCATGGTGCCGAGCAAGAAATGAGCACGTCGAGATATTGCCAGCACTGGACGGCCACGGGGTGGACATTGTGTTTCGTCGGACAAGCGAATTGACACGATCGGAGTGCGCCGAACTGATCGAGTTCATTTTTGCATGGGGATCAATGCAAGGCTTCCATATCCCGGAAAAATCACAGATCGAATACAGAAACCAAGAAGTTGATCCAGATACAGGGGAAATTTACCAATGAAGGCAAAAGCATACGGATGTTTCAACCGCCCACTGTATCGGGCAAGCATGAAGGTCCAAGACGGCTACTGGGATGACGGCCCTCAACGCATCCCAAAGCTGGTGTCTATCCCATTCCGCATGAATCCAGACTGCCAGTACACCCATAGCACCCTCGGACAACAAGACAAAAACTGCGTTGGATGCAAACACAGAAAGGACGCGCATGAGTGAACCCATAGAACTGAAACCCATGCGCCCACTCGGGTTGAAAGCTCGGGTCCAGATGCTGCTGACCTACCAGCCGACCAAGCAATGGACGCTGAGTGAGTTGGTCCTGGCACTGGGCTTGACCAAGGTGGACAACCCAGACGTGAACAGCGTTTTGATCAAGTTGCGCAATGCAGGGCTGATTAAAGCCTCTGTAGGGCCTGCTACAGCGCCTCGTGGCCGTCGCTATGTGAAGAGGTACCAAGTGGTCGTTAAAGAGGCTCCTAGGCCCGTTGTGGTCCTTGAGATGGACGTTCGCAGACAACTTGCATTTACGAGGTGAATGATGGCTTATGAGTTTGGATTTGATGAGGTCGAGGACATCAGCCTGTTTGGTCTGAAGACCCAATTTGGCGATGCGCCTGTTGGTGTGACCACGGGCGGTGATGTGTTCGTGAGTGCAGAGCTTCACCCACTGGGTGCTGCCAAAGCACTGGCTCTGTGCGATGTGATGCACATCCCTTTTGTGGCTTACAACGCTGTGACGGTTTTGGTCCCGGCTGATTGGATCAAAGCTGAGACGCTTCACGATCCTGATCGGCAGCGGGTGCTGGAGAACATTGAGAACCTGATTCGTAGGGGTGGGGTATGAACACCTGTGACGCTTGCAAGCACTACACACCGACAAACAATGAGATCCACTGGCCCAATTGCGGGGATTGCGACGTGATCAACAACAACCGAAGCAGAGTGCTTCCTGCTGACATGCTTGAGGCTGGCTGCGAAGCTGGTGGCGCGTGGGTTTACGTTGGCCCGAAGTTTGGGTGCATTCATTGGGAGAAGAAGGGATGACTCCACTTGTTGAAGGCGTTGTGCCAACACCTGAATTGCTTGATGCACCGATCACATGGGTGTGTGATGAGCGTGATATCAACCAATACGCCGCTACAACACCGTTGGCTGATATACAAAATGTGCAATGTGAAATACATTTGATATTACAAACTGTAAGAAAAGGTGACTGATATGGCTGGAAAAGGTGTGCCAAAAGGAACCCCGCGACCACCTGGCGCAGGTCGTGTTAAGGGCGTGCCAAACAAAGTGACAGCAGATGCTCGTAAAGCAATTGCTGAGTTTGTGGATGGGAATGCTCACAGACTGGTTGAGTGGCTTGACGCTGTAGCTGACGGTGACCCTGCCCATGACCGTGCGCCTGACCCGGCGAAAGCGTTTGATCTGTTTCAGAAAGTGGTGGAGTTCCATGTGCCCAGACTCGCCAGGTCTGAGATCACTGGCAAGGACGGTGGACCACAAGAGGTCGAGTACAGATGGCGCGAGTGATCACTATCGACTACTCACCACGCGATGCGTTCAAGGCGTTTCACAAACGCACTGCACGCTGGTCCATTGTGCTTGCCCATAGACGCGCTGGAAAAACAGTTTCGTGCATCAACGACATGATCAAGCGTGCGATTCAGGACGGAAAGAAGGACGGCAGATACGCCTACATCGCGCCGTACTACAACCAGGCCAAGTCGGTGGCATGGGATTACCTGATGCGTTTCACCGAAACCTGTCGGGTAAACCAGAACATCAGCGAACTGTGGGTTGAGCTTGGCAATGGCGCACGCATTCGTCTGTTCGGGGCTGACAATGCAGATGCACTGCGTGGCCTGTACTTCGACGGCGTTGTGCTGGACGAGTACGGTGACTGGCGTGCTGGTGTGTACAGCACGGTCATCAGACCCGCGCTGAGTGACCGCAAAGGCTGGGCTGTGTTCATCGGTACACCTCGCGGGAAAAACTCGTTCTATGACCTGTGGTGCGAGGCTGAAGAGCAGGGCTGGTTTCAGGCCAAGATCAAAGCCAGCGAGTCAGGCATTCTGGACACTGAAGAACTGGCCGATGCCAGGCGCTCTATGACCGAGGACCAGTACAGCCAAGAGTATGAATGCTCGTTCGATGCTGCTGTGGTCGGTGCTGTGTACAGCAAGGAAATGGCGATGGTCCGTGACGCTGACCAGATTAGCAGGGTGCCGTATGACCCATCTTTGCCCGTCCACACTGCCTGGGACTTGGGCGTGGGTGATGCGACGGCCATCGTGTTCTGGCAACAGATAGGCCGCGAGGTGCGGGTGATCGACTGCTATGAGGCCAGCGGTGAAGGTTTGCCGCACTATGCGTCTGTGATCAAGGCCAAGCCGTACAACTACGGCACGCACTTCGCACCGCATGACATCGCTGTGCGTGAGTTCGGGTCAGGTAAGAGCCGCATTGATGTTGCCCGTGAGTGGGGCATTGACTTTGTGATGGCTCCAAAGCAAAGCCTGGAGGATGGCATTCATGCGGTCAGGATGCTGCTGCCTCGGTGCTGGTTCGATGCAAAGAAGTGCGAGACACTGACCGAGGCGCTGCACCATTACAGGTGGGACATGGACAACAAGTCGGGCGAACTGAAGCCAAGGCCAGTGCATGACTGGTCTAGCCATTTTGCGGATGCCGCCAGGTATATGGCGCTGTCAATGCAGGAAGTTGCCTCGTCCAGACCAGCGTTTCGTGCGGCACGAACGGACTTTGGTTCACGCCGCGCAGGCTACTGACCCTCAGGCATATATGCCACGCTGGCAATTGTTGCCATCAGAGTCCAAAGTGAGGCATCTCAAATTCATCGAGGTGCTTCACCATGACTGCTATCAATCCTCTCTCTGCCCAGCATCCCTCTCTGATCACACCCGCAATCCGCATCATCGCCATCACCCCGGCAGATGCTGATCTGTCTCATGTGTGCCGCATGCTCTATGTCGGCACAGGTGGCGATGTCGCAGTGCGTGATCTGTTTGGTACGACAGTCATTCACAAGAATGTCGCAGGCGGCACGTACCTCGGGCCATTTGCGGTTGACCGTGTGCTGTCAACAGGCTCGACGGCCACTGACATCCTGGGGTATGTCTGATGATCGTGGGCATGATCATGGCGCTGCATGCGCCACGGGCTAACCCGATACAACGCGCCATCAACATCCTGACTGAGGCTGGCGATGAGCTTGCCACTGAATCCAACCTAATCCTCACATTGGAGCAATAAAACATGGCAACCACAAAAATCTCTGAACTGCCCGCAGCAAGCACTCTAACCGGTGCAGAGACACTGCCTATCGTTCAAGGCGGGGTGACGAAGAAAGTTACGACGGATCGCTTTGCCATGCTGACCGACGCACAACGCGCAGCTGGCGCGTTGGGGGTGCTTGCCGTGCTGCCAAACGGCGGCCTGGTGCTGCCTGATGGCGTCGTCAACAACATCGGCATACCTGGCCAACAGGGTTTTGGTGTGGGCATACCCGGCACGTTGCCTGGCGGCTTTGCTGCTATGACAGGCTCTGCCGACGTCACCAGCCAGAACTATGGCAACTACCAGTTTTCCGATGGTTCGGTCATGTGCTATGTGCCTGCATTTTTTTACAAATGGGGCACGGGCTCGAACGGGCTGGCTGTCAACGCCGTAGACATCAAGCCCTTCAGCCACTTTGTTGAAGTTGCCTCAGCAGAGGCAGCAGGCTACGCGCTGCACCGAGCGTTTTACAACGCAGGCTCCATCCGCCCCGGCGTATTTGTTGACAAATACCAGTGCAGCAATAACGGCGGCGTGGCCAGCTCCATCAAAAACGGCAACCCGCTTTCAAGCGCTGCAGACCACAACCCATTCAGCGCACTGACCGGCGCGCCCGCCAACAACTACGGCGGGGCACTGGCCGCAGCCAAAACACGCGGCAGCCAGTTCTTTTGCAACACCAGGTTCATTTTTGCAGCCCTTGCGCTGCTGGCCCGCGCCCACGCAGCCGCCGCCACAAGCACCACACACTGCGCGTGGTACGACGCAACGGGCGTTGCCAACTTCCCCAAAGGCTGCAACAACAACGCCCTGGGTGACGTCAATGACGCGGCAATAGCCTATGTGTCAGACGGCTACGGCAACTGCGGCAAAACAGGCTCTGCCAACTTCTTTGCGCGCACCACCCACAACGGGCAAGCCAGCGGCGTGGCCGACCTGAACGGCAACATGTGGGAAGTCAACACCGGCCTGACCAGCGACGGCACCAACTTCTATTTGCTCAAAACGTCGGCAAACGCCGCTGCATTAACGGGCAGCAACACACTTGGCACCGACGCATGGGGCGCAACAGGCATCACTGCAAATTACGACAGCCTGGGCGCAACTTACGAATCGCTGCAAGCCCGAAGCGCCGTCGTAACTTACGGCTCAGCCACCCAAGTGTTTTCGGCGGCCACAACCGGCACAGCCTGGACCGCAGCGGGCGCTGGGGTGCCCCTTGCTGGTGGCACAACAGGCTCAAACGCTTTCGGCAATGACGGCCTGTGGGACTACCGGCCCAATGAGCTCTGTGTGATTTCTGGCGGCTACTGGGCCGACGGCTCGGGCGCCGGGGCCTGGGCGCTGTTTCTGAGCAACGTTCGCAGCTACTCGTACAGCAATGTAGGGTTGCGCGCCGCCTCGTATCTCTGATGCCCTGAGCGACAGCGACTGGGCTGCACCACCATGGCACACCTGACCACCAGCATTCACGCAGAGGCTGGCTTGCACCGCAAGCTGGTCCTGTTTGGCGTGCAGCTTGAAACGTACCTGGCGCACTTCCCGGCGTGCCACCGCTACACGCTCACGCTGCAAATACGCCAAGCGTATCTGGATGTGTACAACCTGGTGACAGAGGCCCAAAAGCGGTATCACAAAAAAACAGCGCTGACCCAGCTTGACATTCGGCATGAGCAACTGCGCATGCTGGTCAACCTGGCGCACGAAATGGGCTTGTTTGCCCACAGTGGCGGCAAGCGCGATGCAGCAGCCCCCGGCGACCGTCGGCACCTGGTTCTCAGCCGCATGGTTGACGAGCTGGGCCGAATGATTGGCGGCTGGCTGCAAAAAGAATCTGGCGGCAACGCCAGTGCGGTGGGGGCTTGACATGCTCTGTGTGATTTCTGGCGGCAACTGGGACAACGGCTCGGGCGCCGGGGCCTGGGCGCTGAATCTGAACAACGTTCGCAGCAACTCGAACAGCAATGTAGGGTTGCGCGCCGACTCTCTGCCTGCCACGCCTCAAGCGGCAATGGCCGTTGGGCAAAGAGGGGGCCACCGTCGCGGCTTGTGCCGAAATGTTTTGCTTGCGCGCCTTTTGGTAGCTGGCACGGCCCATGTTGGCCAATTCCCAGCGAAAACCGGCGCTCAGCACCTGACAAGGGGCGCAGCATGAAGCGCGCTGGCCAGCTGTATACCCTGATTGCCAACGAAGCCAGCCTGTTGGCCGCTTACAAGCAAGCCTGCATTGGCAAGCGCTCACACCGGGCCGCGTTTGAGTTTTACAAAAACCTGGGCGGCAACATCGCCAACTTGCTTGCAGAGCTGCGAACAGGCAGCTACACACCAAAGCCGTGCAACCGCTTTTGGGTGAACGAGCGCAAAAAAGCCAGGTTGATTGAAGCCCCCGCCTTTCGCGACCTGGTGGTGCAGCACGCCGTGTACGCGGCCATTGCGCCAGTGCTTGAGCGCAAATACATCGACACCAGCTTTGCTTGCCGCATTGGCAAAGGTACGCACAAAGCCGCCGACTGGGCGCAACAGATGATGCGCTTTGCCCCCCGTACAGCCTGGACGCTGCACGTTGATGTGCGCAAATTCTTCTACAGCATTGACCGCCAGACCCTTCGGGCCCTGCTGGCCAGGCACATCAAGTGCCAGCGCACATTGGGTCTGTTGGCGCTTTTCTCCCACCGACCCGAGTCCACCGGCATACCCATTGGCAATTTGTTGAGCCAGACATTTGCAAATGTGTACCTCAACAGCCTTGACCAGTTTTGCAAGCGCAGCCTGGCGCTGAAGTGGTATGGCCGCTACATGGACGACTCGGTGATGCTGGTGAGCAGCCGCCTGCACGGGCTTGAGGTGCTGACCCAAATCAACGCCCACCTGGTTGCACTGGGCTTATCCATCAGCCACCACAGCTTGCAACCCATCAAACGGGGCATCAACTTCGTTGGCTACCGCACATGGGCCAGCGCCCGGTTTGTGCGCCAGTCACTGGTCAGCGCCATTCGCTCAGACGCCCGACACGGGCGTCTGGCACCACTTGTTTCCCGCCTGGGGTGCGCGCTGCGCACCTGCTCGCACACACCACTCGTCCTTTACATACAGGAGCACCACCATGCCATCTTTGATTGCCTACCGAAAAGTCATTTCCCGCGACACAACCATTGCGCTTCGCCTGCCGCTTGATGCCACCCAAGGCCAGCCTACCGCGCAAGAGCTGGCCACATTGGCCGATGGCCGCACGGTGGTCATGCTTCCAGATGGCCTGACCTTGCCCGCCGACCAGCCCGCAGAAGTGGCTAGCACCATTGAGCACCTGGGCCCACTGGCCGCAGACGTGCGCGAGCAAATCAAAGCCGCCAGCCCGCATGTTGCGCTGATTGCGCAGCGAATGGTTCAGATGATTCGAGACGCCTACAGCCTGGACGATGAAATGTATTTCGCTCGTATTGGCGTGGGCGCAGCCACTGGCATGTACAGCCCCACGTCAGGCGAGCTGCAAGAAATGACAGTTTTCGGCGAGCACGTTGAGAGCGTGCGCCAGTGGGGTCGGGGCGAGCGTGCAAAGCTGGGGTTGTAAGCCATGGCCATCACTGAAAACCATCACCGTGCCTGCTGCGCTGTACGACACGGCATGTGCCATAGCAAGGGCGCTTGACAGCGATGCCGGAGGGGCTGATAGTTTCGGGCCAAAGACAGGCGCAGAGAGCTACACGACAAGCACGCCATGCAGCAGCGAGTTCAAGGCGCAGGCGTTGCAGATGCTGCAAGACCCGGCTGTGCTGTGCCATGTGGTGAGTCAGGACTACGCCGCACGGTGGGGTGATCTGGTGCCACCTACGCTGGGGGAGTGTGTGGTGTTTTGTGGGCAGGTGAGTGTGGCTACACCCACTGACCCCACGGCATATATGCCAGCCCTACCCGAATAAGTCAGGTTCTTTGAGACTGCTGCCCAATGACTTATTGGGCCGCACATGCTTGACGAAAATGACCTGATCGACAGCCTGACCGATGCGCTGGCTTCTGGCGCTGTGGGCGCTGACGAGCTGGTTGACATGGTTGAGGACATGGTTGACCCTGAAGAGGAAAAGCGCGAGGCCGAGAACCGCAAGGTGCGCGTACAAGCGCTTGGCTCACGCCTGTACTCACTGGCTCAAGAGCAGGTGCAGCAACGCCAGCAGATCGAAGAGCGCTGGTACAAGGACGTGCGCCAGTTCAACGGTCAATACGATCCTGGCACGTTCGGTGATGGCACGCAGTACGGCTCACGGGTGTTCGTTCCTTTGACCCGTCGCCTGTGTGGCTTGGTCGAGGCGCGGCTGTTCGACATGCTGTTTCCCAGCGACGAACGTTTCTACAGCATCGAGCCAACACCTGTGCCTGATCTGGACCAGGCTATGCAGTTGGCAGACAAGTTGCCACCTGACACACCGATGCAGTCACCCGAGGGTCCGATGGTCCCCGCTGGTGCGATCAAAGAAGCCATCGGTGCGCTGATTGACGAAGCCAAGAAGCGTTGTGATGCCATGCAGCGCGAGATTGATGACCAGCTTGCCGAGTGTGGCTTTGCCCGACATGCCCGTGACGCGATCCATGACGCTGTGCTGTACGGCACTGGCGTGATCAAAGGCCCGGTGCCCATGTTCAAGACCACCAAACGGTGGGCCAGGGACGAGCAGGGTGCGTACACGATGAATCTGGAGCGCAAGGCGCTGCCCGTTTCTGAGCGTGTGGACCTGTGGAATTTCTTTCCTGATATGTCGGCAACGCATATCCGCGAGGCTGAGTTTGTCTTTGAGCGCCACTACCTGACCAAGCAGCAAGCAGCCAGCTTGCAGGACTTGCCTGATGTGGACGTGGAAGCTCTGCGCACGATGCTGGAGGCTGACCCCGGCACACCGAGCAACAACTACCGTGAACGCTTGAGGGCGATCAATGGTGCGTCTGGTGCGAAGGACAAGCGTTATGAGATTTGGGAATATCACGGTCCCATCGACGCGCAAGACCTGATCGACTGTGGCTGTGATGTCGAGGACGATCCACTGCGCACCTATACCGGAATCGTCTGGTTCGGTGACGGCGGCACGGTCTTGAAGGCTGCGCTGAACCCACTGGACAGCAACGAACACCCGTACAGCGTGTTCACCTGGCAGATGGATGAAAGCTCGATCTTTGGTTTTGGGATGCCCTACGAAGTCAGGGACAACCAAGAGTCGGCCAACAGTTCATTCAGGGCGATGCTCGACAACATGGGTCTGTGCGTGTTGCCACAGACCATCGTGGATGACGCAGCCATCGAGCCAGTTGATGGCTCATGGGGCTTGGCTCCCGGCAAGTTCTGGCGCAACAAGCGACCAGGCTCTGACGCACGTCAGGGCATCCAGTTTGTCGAGATCAATGCACGGTTCCCTGAGTTGCAGGGCGTGTTCACGATGTCCAAGCAACTGATCGAGGAAGTGGGCACGATGCCTGCGTTCCTTCAGGGTCAGGACGCACCGAGCTACATGCAGTCTGCCACCGGGGCCAGCATTGCGTACACCGCGGCAAACCTGTGGGTTCGTCGTGCTGTGCGCAACTGGGACGATGACGTGATCACAAGCCAGATCACCCGGTACTACGACTTCAACATGCAGTACAGCGACAAAGAGGACATCAAGGGTGACAGCCGTGTCCGTGCATTGGGCATTGCTTCACTGGTCGAGTTGGAAGGCCAGGCCCAACGTCTGAGTCAATTCATGCAAACATCTTCTCAGATGGGTCTGCCGCCTTCCAACCAAATGCGCTTGATGCGTGAGTTCGCTCGGGCATTCAAGCTGGACCCTGACTTGGTGTTGCCCACTGAGGCAGAGATCGAGAAGATGAAGGCAGCAGAGCAGGCTCAAGGTCCGAAGCAAGACCCTGACATGATGAAGCTGACGCTGGCCCGAGAGCAGATGCAGGCTGACATGCAGATGGAGCAGGCCAAGATGCAACTGCGCCGCGAAGAGATCGCAGCCAATCAACAGATCATGCAGTCCCGCATGCAGTTGGAGATTGCCGACACCGCAGCCAAGCAGGAGATCACCCAGCGCGATGCCATGCAGAAGTACGGCTTTGAGATGCAGGTCACTCAGGCTGAACTGGCTGACCGCCAGGCCACCCGCGACCACAAGTCACAGATGCTGAACGCTGAGATGGCGCTCAAAGCTCAACTGGGGAGCGGTGTATGAGTTGGCAGGACCAGATCAAGCCCGACACATCCGTGTGGCACGGCGTCGAGGACTACCTGAATGAGCGCATTGGTGACCTGACTGAGGTGTGCTGCTCACAGGAGATGTCTGATAAGGACGTTCGCGCCGCACAAGCTGGCATTGCCGAGTTGCAGCGCATGTTGCGCCTGCCACAAATGATCGCCTCGACAGTTGCCCAGCGCAACCAGGCTGACAAATCAAGAGGTTACTGATGGCTTACACAGACCAGAACATCATCGACGCTTACAACCAGGCGATGACGGGTGGCGCAAGCGAAGCTGACTTCGTTTCCAAAGCTCAGTCGATGGGCATTTCCAACGACCAGTTGGCCTCTGCACGCAACACCATGCTGGGCAGCTCAACACCTGCGCCAGCACCCAATGTGGTGAGCGCAGTGACCGCAGCGCCAGCGCCAACAGCAGACCGATTCACCGACGCGCAGTACAGCGCAGCCCGTGACTGGGCAAGTGGCAAGGATTGGGGCACGATCAGCGCCAAAGGCTCTGAGCTTGGCCTGACATCAGCAGAAATGGGTAAGGTGTTCGGTAACTTTGGTGGCTCCGGTCAGCAAGTGGCCGACATGACTGGGTATGGCACTGGAGCTACAGGCTTCAACGCTGACGGCTCACTGAAGTACAACACCTCGTTCGCTGGTGGCAAGTTGGCAGACGGCAGCAACCCGGGCGATTGGGCATTCGACAGCACCAAAGGCTGGGTCAAGAAGGCTCCTGCTGCACGTCCTACCGGGGCGCAAGGTGCAATGGACATGCCCACCACTGGCATCAATCTGAGCCAGCTACAGAACGCCTCGATGTGGGAGGTCAAGCCAAACCAGACGGTGCAGGACCAGTTGCAGCAGATCATTGCCAACGACTCTCCGCTGATGCAGCAAGCCCGTGCGCGTGCCTTGCAGTCTGCCAACAGCCGTGGCCTGCTCAACAGCAGCATGGCGATCACCGCTGGGGACTCTGCCCTGTATGACGCAGCGATGCCGATTGCGCAGCAGGACGCATCGACCTACGCTGATGCAGCCAAGTTCAACACAGGCGAACTCAACACGTTCAGCCGCGACAACAACGCATTCACCCGCGATGCGTTCATGGCTGACTTCAATTTGAAGGCAAACGAGTGGGCCAAGCAGCAGGACCAGTACCGTCTTTATGACCAGTTGGACTACACACAAAAGCAGACTCTGGACCGCGATGCTGTGCAGAACGGCTACCAGGGCGCACGCGATGCCATCCTGAATGGGTACACCGTCGCCCGTGATGACAAGACCAACGCTTTCACGTTGCAGCGCGACACCAATCAAAACGCATTCACCGCCAACCAGGCCGAGCTTGACCGTGTGGCCGCAGAGCGCCGCACTGCAATGGGTATTCAGGCACCCAACCCTGACACCTCGGTCCTGCGCACGCAGATGCAGATTGATGCGGACACGGCCAAGTACAACACCACCAAAGTAGAGAACGCAAAGACAAATCTGCTGGAGCAACGTGTCAACTGGGCCACTCGCATCAACGAGATCAACGGTAGCAACATGACCGAGGATCAAAAGACCGAGGCAGTCAAGACACTGGCAAGTGCATACACACCTGTGATCAATTCACTGGCGACCACTGCTGGACTGAACCCGACTGACTACATACCAGTTCAGGTTACAGCAGCGCCAGCAGCCAACGTGGTGACCAACGTCACCCAAGGCGGGGATGGCGGCTGATGATCATCCGACGCGCCACCGTTGATGACTTGGACAAACTGGTCAACCTGGCCCGTCTGGAGCATGCCGCGAGTCGCATGAGCAAGTACCCATTCGATGAGGCGCGTGTGCGTCAGTCGTTCACTGGGGCCATCGGTGGCATGGGTTCGGCGGTGTTCGTGTCCGAGACTGACGGTCAGGTGACTGGACTGATTGCAGGTATGGTTCAGGTCAACCTGTTCAACAAGTTCCTAACAGCCTACGAGCTACTGTGGTTCTCGGTTGACGGGTCTGGCATGCACCTACTGGCTGCACTCAAGGACTGGGCCAACAAGATGCGATGCATCGAGTTCGTGGTTCACAACTATGCAGGCATCAAGTGCCCTGCGAGTTTCAACAAAGTCATGGCGCGCAAGGGCTTTGACCAACTCGGCACGTCATTTGTGACGGTGCTGTAAGGAGAACTATCATCGCTATCGTCGTACCATTTTTAGTCAATGCTGGCCTCGGAATGGCTGGCATTACAGGCGCTGCCGCCACCATCGCATCCGTTGCCACCTCTGTGGTCTTTCAGGTCACAGGTGTCAACGACAAGATCAACAAGGCCGCATCCAAGGTGTTTGGTGAGGACTTGGTGCAGATTGCCAACATCGCAGGCGCTGCCTATTCCATGTGGAATGGTGGGTTTGACATGGGCGGGGGCGCTGATGCAGTTGGTGCAGCCACTGATGCAGCAGGCAACCTGATTCCTGCGCCTGAGATCAGCAGCGCAGCGTGGGATGCCACAGGTGCTGCCAACATGGACGCGATCACAGCAGCATCTGCTGGTGTCGAGCCTATGAACCTGTCCGACATGGCAAGCTACGACGATGGCTCATTTATGGGCAAGCAGAGCGTAGACCTGGCAGCAGACCCGTTTGAGCAGGATATGGCTGACATGATGGCTGGCAAAGATGCCATCAGCGACACCGAGACATTCGACATGCTCAAGGCAAAGCCTGGCATGACAGACCAAAGTCCGAAGGCCACGGCCAACGTGGTTGATGCAGTGACGCAACCACCTGTTGAATCGGCCACTACACCCACCGCAACGGCATCGGTGAAGCCAACTGCCACAGCAGCCAACGCAACCAAGGCTGTCACACCAACAGCAGCCGTGACACCTACGGCACCCGTCACCGCGCCTGTCGCTGGTGGCAACAACTTCAGCAAGCTCATCGACAAGCTCATGTACAACAACAAGGGCGAACTGAACGAGCGACTGATCGGTGGCGTGCTTCAAGGTGGTGGGCAGGTTGCAGCCAGTTACTTGCAGCGCAGTGCGCAGCAGAAGATCGCAGACGAACAGCAGGCACGCCGCGACTCGATGTCACGCATCCGTTACGCATAAGGATTCCCGATGAACTTGCAAGAAATGTCACAAGCTCCCGCACCGGAGCAACCTACCAGCAAAGCACAGCAGGCATCACCTGAGATGCAGGCTCAGTTCGACACGCTGCTGGGCAGTTGCCGCCAGGTGATCGGCGGGACCGCTGAAGAGTGGATGTCTGCACTCAAGGTGGACCCTGTAGCCGCTGCGGTGAAGATGGGCACACAGACCGTGCGCTACTTCGTGCAGCAGTACGAGAAGGCAGGCAAACCATTTGACCCGGCAGTGGTCATCCATGTTGGCGTGACTGTGGTCAAGGACATCGCAGGCGTGGTCAACGAGGCTGGTCTGGTTCCTGATGACAAGCTGGAACAGTACCTGCAAGAGGTCATGCAGCAGTCCATTGCTGAATACATGCGTATGGATGCCGAGGACGGCTTGATGCCTGAAGAGCAACCACAACAGGAGATGGTGCAATGAGCTTTTTTGCAGAACTTCTGGCCGGGGCCACCAGTGGCTTGGGCAAGGGCATCGTTGACCAGGCTGACTACAACGACAAGTTGGAGGCGCAGCGTGCGTTGTTGCAGGAGAAGCAGCAGGCTGCACTTGAGATGCAGCGCCAGCGTGCCGAGGACAAAGCGTTTCAGATTCAACTGGCCGCTGATGCCAAAGCATCCAATGGCCGTGGCTCCGGTGGCGACAACATCGTTGACCGCATCTTTGCAGCCGACACACCTGAGAAGCGCCAGCAGGCACTCGGGCTGGTTGAGGCTTTCGGTGGCGTGAACGCAGCCAAGGCTGTGGCTGACAAGGTGTATGGCGCACCCATGATGCAGGAACGCAGCTACGAGACGATTGACGCACTGGGCGACGGTACGGGTGCAGGCATAACGTCTGTGCGCGAAAAATCCACCTACATTGCAGAGAAGGGCGCTCAAGAGTTGCAGCGCCTGTACGCATTGTTTGCCAACAAGGGCGACACCAAAGGCAATGCTCAAGGTGAGGACCAGTACATGAGCAACGATCTGCGCACAGCAGGTTTGCAGCAGGCATTGCAGGGTGGTAAGCCACTGGCTGAGGCTTCAGCTTATGCGTCACAGGTCAGCGACCCTGCCACCTATGACAAGAACAAGACCAACGCTGATCGAGTGGCCGTGAGCGAGAAGAACGCTGATGCCAAGGTCACAGCAGCCGAGGCCAAGCGCCAGGCTGACGTCGCCAAGGCCGAAGCCAAGTCGGCATCGCAGTTCGATCAGGCCATCCTGTCCTATGAGAAGCTGAAAAAAGACGCACGTCCCAAGGACCGTGACGTGTATGACGCTGTGATCTTGGACCTGAAGGCACGCCGCGCAGCACTCGATCCAGTCGTGGCGACACCAGCAAAACAGTCATCCAACTGGACGGCATCTGGCACAACAGCACCCAAAGTGCAGGACTCATTGGCCCGTTTCAGCCAGCTACAGAAGCGCTAGGCATATATGCCAAGCCTATGCTGATGGCGTGACTTTCAGGACAGTCGGGGTATGTCTCCCACTGTGCCTGAAGGTCAAGCATGAATCTGTTTTCACTCGCCACGCGAGGCATTGACCTCGACAACTTGCCAGACGAGGAAGCGCCACGCCAGAGCGTTGCGTTTGAACCATCATCAAACGGTGGGAAGTTCTCGGTCCCCAGCGACCTGAACGATGCGTTTGAGTTCGCTGCCCGTGACTATGACATCGACCCCGATGTGCTGCGTGCGGTAGCGTACGCAGAGAGTCGCTTCAACCCCGATGTGGTGAGTGGCAAGGTCAAGAGCAAGACGGGTGCAACTGGACTGATGCAGTTCATGCCCAAGACTGCACAAGAGTACGGCATTGACCCACTCGATCCAGTGCAGTCAATCTTTGGTGCTGCTGCCTACCTGCGCAAGAGCCTGGACCGCTTCGACGGTGACTACGGCAAGGCAGTTGCCAGCTACAACGCTGGCCCGAACCGCAAAGACTTTGATGCCGAGGACTGGGATGCACGCATGCCAGCCGAAACGCAGGGTTATCTGCGCACGGTGTTCACTACTGCTGACCAACTGAAGCAGGGGAATACTGGCACGAAGCCTGCCAATGTGGCAGAGAAAGTGCCCGACACAGGCGACGAGACTGCACGCCTGGCTGCACGGTACAAGGCTCCACGCGAGACTGTGCCCGACATGACCGCTGGTAGCGTGGCACAGGATGCATTGGCGAGCGCCCTGGCAGTGGGTCCAACTGCACTCAAAGGTGTGGGAGAGTTAGCAAGTTTGGCAACTGGTGGCCGAGTCGGTCAGGAGTTTGCCAAAGACATGCAGAGCCGCATCGACACCGTGACTGGCATGGTCGGGTCTGAGCGTGGCGCTGCACAGAAAAAGAACTTCCAGCGTGACATGGCTGACGATTCGGTCAGCATCGGTGACGCACTGCTGAACAACAAGGGCGCGATGCTGGACATGGCTCTGCCATCGTTGGGCAGCATGCTCCTGCCAGTTGGCGCAGCAGGCGTGGCTGGTAAGGCCGCAACACTTGGCAAGGCTGCACAAGGTCTGGATAAGGCAGCACTGGTTGCTCGTGTTGCATCCGCACAGCAAGCTGCTGGTGTTGGCGCAACCGTGGCGCAGAACGCAGCTTCTACGTTTGCCGAGTTGGTAGGCAAGGGCGCAAGCCTGGGCGATGCGTACACAGCAGCAGGCATCACGGTCCCGTTCTCACTGCTCGCTGGCAAGTTGACAGGCGGCGGGGCTGAAGGCGCTCTGATCAAAGGCATGGGCAAGAACGGCGTTGCCGAAGCCATCAAGCGTGGCGCAATCGAGGTGCCCAAGGCCATGCTGCGCGAAGGTGGTCAGGAGATTGGCGAAGAGGCAGGCCAGATCACTGGTGAGGCTGTCGGCACTGGCAAGACACCCACGATGCAGAGCGTTGGCAAACAACTGGCTGTTGCTGGAACGATGGGCTCAATCGTTGGCGGTGGAACCAACATGGCACAGCAGGCCATTGAGCGTGCTGCACCACCCACAGTCGAATCCCAGCCCACAACCCCAACAGTGCCGCCCTCTGCACCGACTGCACCCGCTGCCGACGCAACCCAAGCGGTTGACAACATCGCAGCACTGTTGCGTCAGACAGAGGAGAACATCGATGGTGCATCACCAGTGGATGATTGGGATCAAACACTGGCTGAAATCAATGCACTGTCTGATGGTTCAGGACAGTCCGAGTCGGCTCAGTCACTGACGGACGCGCCTAGCAGGCTCCGTCGCATTGAAGCGTTGAACACGGAGCGTTCCGCGATTGCTCGTCAGCTTGAGGCGCAGGGGCAAAGTATTGGTGACGACCCGTTGGGGAAGGCCATCCAAGCAGCAACCAGCCCGTTGGCAACACGGGACGCAGATTGGTTGCTTGAAGCACTGACGTACAGCGAACAAACCAATCGCACTGACATCGCACAAGAAGTCAAGTTGCGGTTGACGGAGTTGGCCGACAAACTGGAGGCTGAAAGCGTAACTGATAGCGTTACGCCAGGAGTTGCTACGGACAACCCAAAGTACGAGACTATTGCCGCCAATTTGCGCGCAAGGAGGGAAAGCAAAGGTTTAACCGCTGACGCAATACGCGCACGGCTGAAGTCCCAGCAAGCTGGCGCACTGAGCGTTCCTGAGAAAGTTTTGGAGCAAAAGCTTTCTGTAGAAAGCACCCAGCCAACGCAACCCAGCAACTTCAGCGCCACGCCCACAGCAACAGTCGGCACACAGACCAACGTGCAGGCTGGTCCTGGCTTCACGGCCACAGGCATCGCAGCAGAGATGGCAGCACTGAAGACGCGGAGTCAGACGCAGGCGCAACCTGCACAACAGACGGCAGCGCCAGCACCAGCCAAGAAGCCACGCACCAAGCCACAGCCACTGCTGAACGACACCGAAGCAGCAATGCTGGCCGACTTCGAGCGCATGTATCAGTCCGATGTGAAGGGTGAGATCAAAACCCGCCTGGGCCTGATTCCTGCACGTCAGGACGAGGCCACAGCACCAGCAGAGAAGCGCAAGCCGTCTGAGTTGTTGGCCGCAATCAAGCGTGCGGGTGGCATCAAGTCCACCAATGCAGGCGACCTGATGGGTGGCAGCGCAATGGATGCAAACCGCATCCTGCCGGGCCTGTTCACCAAGGGTGGCATGAATCTGGACCTGTTGGTCCCGTTCCTGAAGGAGCGAGGCTACCTAACGCAGGCCGATGAGGACAGCATCAAAGACAACGGTGGCGTGAACAAGCTGGCCGAGATTCTTCAGGCTGAGTTGTCCGGCGACCGTGCGCAGACAGTGGATTCCACTGCTGGCTATGAGTCAGACGCTGAAGCCGCGATGCGCTCAGAACTGGACAGCAAGGCGTTTGCACTTGGGTTGCCGATGAAGGTGACAAACGAGATGTCAACCGAGCGCCTGAACGGTGTCATCAACCGCATTGAGCGCAAGTTGGGCAAGCCAGTGAATACTGACTTTGCCACGCGCAAGATGAGCCGCACAGATGCAATGGCGGAGCGCCAAGCTATTCTGATGGCTGACCGTGTTGAGCGTGCCCGTGCGCAGTACGATGCGGATATTCAGGCGTTTGCTGAAGCGAACGACCGTGTGCAAGAACGAGTCCTTGACGTGATGACGGATGAGGACGGAAACATTGAGGTCATCTATGAAAGCACAGCAGGCGAAGCCTACGACGAAGGTCGTAACAGCAGAGAAGATTCGGGAGAAGTTGGCCGACCTGTCGCCCAAGGAGCGCGAGCAGGCTCTGGAAATCCTGAAGCAAATCGCACAGAAGCAGGCGCAGGCGAAGAAGGCATAAGGCGCAGCGTAGCCCCAGCGGCACGCTACGAAGTCGGCAATTCGCTCAACCGTGCGCAGCGCCGTGATGTCCTGAAGTCGCTGACTGATGTCTACGTTGCCAAGGGCGCACCAAAGGAGTTCAAAGGCCAAGGCCGCGACGGCAATGAGCGCACGGGATATGCGTATTCGCCAGAACTGTTTGAGAAGTCAGACATCACTGGCGCGATGGTGCGCTACTACGTCACCCTGCCTGATGGGCGCATTGCGCACCCAACTGAGTTGTTCCCTGACTACACGGACAGCGACATCAAGTCAGAGATGGAACGCCGGGCCAACGCAGAGAAGCGTGAAGCCGAAAACATAAAGTCGCTTGAAGATCGTGTTGCCAGGAATACCAAGCCGACAAGGCAGGCTGCTGCAATATCGTTCTACCAGCGCAACCCCAGTGTGCAGGATGACCTATCTGGTGGACCAGCACTGGCGTTCATGGAAAAAGATGGTGGTTTCTACGCGACCACTGTGGATGACGTTGGCACCATTTCCAGAATGGAGAAACTTGGTTGGACAGACACATCCAAAGCCCTAACCACCTACACACCCGCAGAAGTCACAGCACGCCAGGACGCAGCAACCGAGGCTGAAGCTGCAACCAGGCGTGCAGAGGACGCTGCTGCCCGTGCTGAGGCTGCTGCGAAGCAGGCCAGCGAGATTGCACAGCGCAGTGTGGCCGCTGCCGATACGTTTGAACTTGGCGGGAATGCCGAGGACAACTTGAGTGGGCAGGAGGGGTTGAGGTTCAGCAAAAAAGCGGATGTTCAAGCTGCCCGCACAGCTCTTGAAAAGATCATGCGAGACGGCGTAACATCGCCAGATGATCTACGAGCCTTGCTCCGAGTGCCTGGTTATTCAAAGTGGGCAAAAAGCACCATTGCTGGGGACATGGAGTCCGCCACCGCCCTACGCGGCGAGTTGCAGCAAGCCTTCCCCGGAAGTGACTGGAAAGCCCCAACGCTTAACGACCAAGGGATCATCAGCGTCTATTCCGACTGGGATGGGTTCACCGCCCAAAACATCGACAAACTGACAAAGCTGGCCGACAAGTACGACGCGCCAATCGGTGTGCGTGGCGGGGCGGCAACTAAGCAACTCGTCAACCGCCTGGATGGCTTTGGCTTTGAGTTGTACAACGGATTGCAAGAGCGGGCCGACCGGATGCCCAATGTGATGTTCGGGATGATTCGCCCTGCTGGCGGTATCACCGCGACAACACCGCTGTTCAGTCGGGCAACGCAATCCCCATCCACACCCGTATCCACCATCCGCCAGGCCATCGCCAAAGCCTACGGCAACCTCCTGACCCGCCTTGAGGGCAAGGGCTTGGTGACACTCACTCAGACCGAGGAAGAGGCCATTGCAGCCGCTGCCCAGGCGCGTGCTGACCAGAACGGTGGTGATGTTGAGGTGATCAAGGAGTCGCTGCGCAAGTCTGTGTTGGCGAGCCAGCGTGCATGGCACGGAACACCGCACCGTGGGATTGAGAAGTTCAGCACGGACAAGATCGGCACTGGTGAGGGTGCGCAGGCGTTTGGGTATGGGCTTTACTACGCAGACAGGCAAGAACTTGCTGAAGGGTACAGAAAGAAACTGTCCGCAGCCACATATGACACGCCGACTGGAAACAAAAAACACGGCGAGGTGTGGCAGTCTGCTTTCGATGCTGCCTATCAAACTGGCGGCATATCAAACGACATTGCGCGGCGCATCGCCAATGACGTGACTCAGTGGATTGATGAAGGTCGGCAGGCCGGTACTTACCTGCGCAGCTACTCGGTTACATCAACTTTGGAGCCCGGCTACAAATCCGCGATGGGTGCGCTGAAAGGCGTAAAGAAGGCACAAGGCCAACTCTACGAAGTAGACATCCCCAACGACAGCGACATGCTGCTGTGGGACAAGCCGCTGAGTGAGCAGCCTGAGAGTGTGCAGAATGCTCTCAAGCGCAATACGCCTCTCGGTGGTGCAAAAGCTCCGTGGAAGCTGACTGGCGCTCAGTTTTACCAGTCGATGGCGCGTGGCAATTCTTCTGGTTTCCCTCAAATACAAGACGACCGACAAGCCAGCGAATACTTGGCCAGCCTTGGCATCAAAGGCATCAAATACCTCGATGGAACCAGCCGAAACGCTGGCGAAGGCTCGTACAACTACGTGGTGTTCAGCGGCGATGACGTTCAGATTGTCGATGTCAAGTACAGCAAGGACGGCAACCTCGAAGGCTTCTTTGACCCGGCCACCGGCAAGTCATTCCTGATTGCCGACAACCTCACCGCCGAGAGCGCCCCAGCCACCCTCATGCATGAGGTGGGCATTCACCGTGCTGCTGAAGGTGGCGGCAAGATGGGTGCTGTGATCGAGCGTGCAGGCGGCATTCTCCGCATCGAGCGCAACAACGAGTTTGTTCAGCGTGTGCAGTCCCGCATGGACGAGGCAGGCGAAACCAGCAACGAAGAGGCCGCTGCGTACATCGTCACCGAGTACGAAAAGGACCGGACGAACGCACCCGCATCGGTCAAGCAGTGGATCAAGGACTTCATCGCTGATGTCCGCGCCTGGCTGTTCAACAAGGGTGTGCTGCTGAAGGCTGGCCAGTTGACTGTGGCTGATATTGCTGCTGTGGCTCGGGCGAATGCGAACCGGATGGCAAGGGGGGGTGGTCAGGGTGATGTGCGGTACAGCAAATCAGCCCCCACCGACCAGACGCAGACTGCTGAGTTCAAGCGGTGGTTTTCACCTAGCCCTAGGGACGTGGTGGCCGGACTGCCTGAGTCCTTGGTAAATGGCTTGCAGACTCACGCCAAGGCGATTGCCGATTTCCTTGAAAGTGAGACCGTCACATCGCATCGCGGCGGCGCTTTCAATGTCCCAGGACCTGTGCTCTTGCATATGGTCGAAATGGTCAGCAATGAGAAGGTTCTCGATGCGATTGTCGGAGCGATCCCCGTTGATGTGGTGAACTTCCTCGGACGGAAGCAGCGCCCTGCTAAGGACGTTCTGCATGATGTGGCGATGCTCAAAGATGTGCTTACCATCAACCCAAAGTCTGACGTAGCCCTTGGGGTCGATCCATCTAGCTTGCCTCTGTTGACGGTGCGAGTGATAGCAAATGCGGCTGCAAAAATCACCGACCTGACTGACGGGCCTTTCAAACGAAACGCTGCAATTCTTGCAGACGCAAATGATCCGGTTCTTGGCGCTCATGTTCGCAACTCCGTAAATGAAGACCTTTCTATTTTACGAGGGTTTGGTGACAGCCAAGTTGTTGATGCTGCTGGCAGACCATTAGTAGTGTTCCACGGTTCACCACAAGGTGGCTTCGACACATTTGATGTCGGCAATGTTGGCGCGTTTTTCTCCAGCCGTTATGACATTGCCGCCTCATACGCTGGCCGCTACGATGATGTGGAAATGGCTGGTCTGAACGAAGATACCTATGACGAGAACCAAGGTGTTTACAGCACATACCTGCAAATCAAAAACCCAATGGTTGTCGATTGGGGTGGGATGGATTGGGGTAATGGCCCTGATGGACTGAAGCTGGATGATGTGGCAAATCGCGCCAAGCGTGCTGGTTATGATGGATTGATTGTTGAGAATGTGGTGGATTCGGGTTGGCTGGCTCCCGGTCTTGTTGATGACAAAGGCGATGGCAACGTGTACGTTGTTTTTAAGCCAGAACAAATCAAGAGTTCGACGGACAACAACGGCGACTTCGACGGCAACAACCCTGACATCCGTCGCAGCGTGCGCGGTGGTGGGCAACAGGCACAACAGAACCTGGCACTGAACACACCTTCGCCAGCGTGGATGCTGCCTGCATCCACCAAGACTGATGCACTGGTGTACGAGATTCAGGACCAGAAGGTGGACCTGAAGCGCACGCAGGATGCCATCAAGGCCGCAGGGCGCACGATCACCGAGCCGTTTGACGCACGCATGGCTGAGACGCTGATGCCTGGCCGTGTGGCCTACCGCACAGAGACATTCCTGAAAACAGAAGT